AAATTGATTTTGAAAAAAACAATACTAATCTTATTATTGGAACTAATGGATCTGGTAAATCTACCATGTTGGATGCACTTACGTTTGCTCTTTTTAATAAAGCATTTCGTAAGATTAATAAGAGTCAACTTATTAATACTACCAATGAAAGAGATTGTTGTGTAGAAATAGAATTTACTATTAATAGTAAGGATTATCTTGTTCGTAGAGGGATTAAACCTAATATATTTGATATTGAATTAAATGGTAATCCTTTACATAAAGAATCTGATGATCGTATTAATCAAAAACTTTTAGAAGAGAATATATTAAAAGTAAATTATAAATCTTTTACTCAAATTGTTATTTTGGGTAGCAGTACCTTTGTTCCTTTTATGCAATTGAGTACTTCAAATAGAAGGGAAGTTATTGAGGATCTTTTGGACATTAGGATTTTTTCTGCAATGAATGGTCTTATTAAAGATAAAATTCGTTTACAAAAAGAACAAGTAAGATCTCTGGATCTTAAGAAAGATAATCTCAAAGATAAGATGTCTATGCAGAAAAATTTTATTAAGGAATTAGAAGAGCAAGGGAAGTCTACTATGAATAATAGTAATGATAAAATTAAGGTTTTAGGGATAGAAAATGATACACATTTAGAACATAATCAGTTATTAGGGTCTATGGTGGAAGATCTTTTAAAGGAACAGGAAGATGTTACGGGTGCTGGTGAGAAGTTAGTAAAACTTAATAACCTTAGGGGTAAAATTACCCAAAAAGTATCGACAATTACTAAGGAACATAAGTTTTTTGTAGAAAACTCGGTCTGTCCTACGTGTGATCAGGATATAGAAGAATCTTTTCGTTTAAATAGAATTGATGGCGTTCAAAATAAAGCAAGGGAGCTACAGAAGGGTTATAAAGACCTGGAAGAGACCATTAAAGTAGAACAAGATCGAGAACGCCAATTCACTCAACTATCAAAGGAGATTACTAAACTCAACCATGACATTTCTCAAAACAATACTAGGGTCAGTTTCAATCAGAGACAAATCCAAGATTTGGAAAATGAAGTTCAAATTATTACCAAGCAACTTAAGAACAGAAATATTGAGCACGACAAGTTAGCAGAGTTTAGGGACAATCTATCAAAGACAACAGAAGAATTATCAGCAAGAAGACAAGAAATCACTTATTATGATTTTGCATATTCTATACTAAAAGATGATGGTGTTAAAACGAAGATCATTAAGAAGTATCTTCCTTTTATCAATCAGCAAGTGAATAGATACTTGCAGTTAATGGATTTTTATATTAACTTTACTTTGGATGAGGAATTTAATGAAACGGTAAAATCACCGATTCATGAAGATTTTTCATATTCATCTTTTAGTGAAGGTGAAAAAATGAGAATTGATCTAGCATTACTCTTTACATGGAGAGAAGTTGCTAGAGTTAAAAATTCTGTTAATACAAACTTATTAATTATGGATGAAGTATTTGATAGTTCACTTGATGGTTTTGGAACGGATGAATTTTTAAAGATCATTCGTTTTGTTATCAAGGATGCTAATACATTTGTTATATCCCACAAATCAGATTTACATGATAAGTTTGAAAATGTCATTAAATTTGATAAAGTTAAAGGATTTAGTAGGATGGTATCATGATAGGAATAGTTGGTAATGGATTTGTAGGTAATGCAGTCTATCAAAACTTACGTGACAAAGTAGAATGTAAGGTCTATGATGTGGATAAGAATAGATCTATTAATACTTTAGGGGAAGTTATAAATCAAGAGTTTATATTTGTATGTCTTCCTACTCCTATGAAAGTAAATGGGGAGTGTGATTTGTCTATTATAGATGATTTCTTTGAGCAACTGCCTGATTTTATAGGGGGTACTTTTGTAATTAAGTCTACTGTTCCTATCGGTACAACTAAGAAATATTCTGAAAGACATAATGTAATTCATAATCCAGAATTTCTAACAGCAAGAAATGCTGTAGCAGATTTTTCTAATAGTGAAAGAAATATTATTGGTGGTGATATGGAACTTGCTGTTGATTTTGCTAGATTCTATGAGCAACATTTTCCTGATATACCAAGTATAATTGTTTCTTCAGATGAGAGTGAAGCAATTAAATATTTTTCTAATACATTCCTTGCATATAAGGTTGCATATTTTAATAAGATGTATGATATGTGTATGGCACTTGGAATTGATTATGATTCTGTTTGTGAGGGTGTAACGGCAGATAGTAGAATCGGTAAATCTCATACACAAGTTCCTGGTATAGATAATGATAGGGGATTTGGTGGAACCTGTTTTCCTAAAGATCTAAATTCCTTAATAGTACAGATGGAATCTAATGGGGTTAATTCCGAAATCTTAAGAAAAGTTTGGGAATACAACCAAGAGGTTAGATCTGTGATAGACTGGATAGTCACTTAAAGACCAATGAAAGTTCCAAATTGGCAACACCACTCTAAGAAGGAGTCTAAACGAACACTTAAACCACAGGCTCTACGTTCTGCCAAAGCAAGACGTAGACAGTTGATAAAGCGTCTACTGAACCCCTCTAAGCGAGGGGTTTCGTCGTATTATAGGTTCATAAGCAACAAACCCAATGGTAGTAAAGCACGAAATCAAATCCCAACTTGCTAAACTTCTTGCCACAGAAGATCTTATTGTAGAACATAGATCAGTAGAAACTGCTCACTTTGATGTTCATAATCGTGTATTAACCCTTCCAAGGTGGGAGAAAGCAACTAATAATGTATATGATGCTTTGGTTTCACATGAGGTTGGCCATGCCCTTTATACACCTGATAGAGATTGGTCATTAGAGGTTAAGGTTCCTCAGACATTTGTTAATATTGTGGAGGATGTTAGGATTGAGAAGTTGATGAAGAGAAGGTATGCAGGTATTGCCAAAACTTTCTATAACGGATATAATGAACTTAGCGATCAAGATTTCTTTGATATAGATGGTGAAGATCTTAGTACTTTTAATCTTGCTGATAGGATTAATCTATATTGCAAGGTTGGTGCGTGGAATGACATATCTTTTTCAGATTCTGAAAAGGAGATTATCAATTTAATTCAAAATGCCGAAACGTTTGATCAAACCTTATCCGCAGCAGAAACGTTATATAATTTCTGCAAGCAGGAACTTGAAGACAAGCAGAGGGAAGAAGTTGACACTGAACAAGACTCTAAAGTTAATTTTAAAGGTGACGGTAATTTCTCTTCTGACGATGGTGACGATAGTGGTCTTACCTTTTCTAACTCTGGTAGTAATGGTACTATGGAAGACGGGATTGGTAGCAATGATCCTTCTTCTATCGATGTTGATACTAATTCTGTAGAACCTGAAGTAGAGACTGTTAAATCATTAGAAGATTCTATTAAAGAACTTAATGATGATGGGGTTTTTAAAGAGACTGCTTATATTGAACTGCCAAAATTAAAGTTAGAGGAATGTATTGTTCCCAATGATCGGATTCATGAAGAATGTGATCTATACTGGTCTGCAGATGAATATTCTAATTTTGATTATCCTGATAATCAGTTTGTAAAATTTAAACGAGATTCTCAGAAAGAAGTTAATTATCTTGTAAAAGAATTTGAATGTAAAAAGGCAGCAGATTCTTATGCTCGTGCTACAACTGCTAGAACCGGTGTATTAGATTGTTCCAAACTTCATACCTATAAACATAATGAAGATTTATTTAAGAAGGTAACTACTTTTGCTGATGGTAAAAATCATGGATTAGTATTTGTTCTTGATTGGTCTGGTTCTATGAATCAAGTTATGCTTGATACTATTAAGCAATTATATGTTCTTATGTGGTTCTGTAAGAAGGTCAATATACCTTTTGAGGTATATGCTTTTACCAATAATTATCCTATTAGTAAAGAAGAATTTCGTAAACCTTTTTATGAGAAAAAGGAGGGAGTTGCATTTATTGATGATACTTTTTCATTAATGAATATTTTTAGTAGTAAAGTAAATAGTAAAAATTTTGATGGGCATTTGAGAAATATTTTCCGTATCGCATATTCTTTTAATTATGGTTATTCGACATATTCTGTACCTATTGGAATGGAACTTTCTGGTACTCCATTGAATGAAAGTTTGATCGCTCTTCATCAAATTCTTCCAAAATTTAAGAAAGAGAATAATTTGCAAAAAGTTCAGTGTGTAGTTCTTACAGATGGGGAATCTTCTCCTTTAAGGTATAGTAAGATGTTTCAACGTAATTATGATACTAATCCTTATTGGGGAAGTAATTATATTGATTGTCATTGTGTTATAAGAAATCGTAAAACAGGTCATACTTATTCCTGTGAAGGATTGGGGCATTGGGCAGATGTAACTGATCTTCTTATTAATGATCTTCGTCGTAGTTTTCCAGATACTAATTTTATTGGTATTCGTATTATTTCTTCTCGTGATGCTGGACCGTTTATTCGTAGGTATACTGGATATGAAGATAATTTATATGAGAGGATTATGAAGATATGGAAAAAAGAAAAATCATTTAGTCTTAAAGATACTGGATATCATACTTACTTTGGATTGTCTTCATCTATATTGGATAATGAGGATGAGTTTGAGGTTCAGGAAGATGCAACAAAGGCACAGATTAAACGTGCTTTTGCTAAGAGTCTTAAGATGAAAAAACTAAATAAAAGAGTATTAAGTGAGTTTATTTCCTTAGTGTCATGAAGACATTTCAAGAATTTGTGCTAGAATGTTCTGAGTTGGATGAGAGCAGTCTTAGCCGTATTAAAAGTAAATCTGACAAGGGAGGGATGGCTATCCTTTCTGGCAGTAGGGGTGATAAATCGTCCAAAGAGAATAAAGCACGTGGAAAGCAGTTAGATAAAGATATTCGTGGAAAGGGACTTCCTGGTGCTACTAAGGTACAAGGAAGATGGGATGAGACAGACGAAAAGACTGGTAAAACCACTAAGGTTAAAGAACGTAGTCACGTAGTCACTTCTGGTAAGAAGGGTAAGAGGGCATTTAAGAAAGCAGTCAAGTCATTAGGCAAGAAGTATGGTCAGGATGCAGTGTTGACACAGATTAAAAAAACTGGTACAGTATCAGCAACTAGAAAAGGTGGACTAGGTAAAGATAAACAAGGTAAAAATGTTAAAAAATTTACAGCAGGTACATTTAAACCAGGTAGATCTTCACCAGAAGGTGATACTAAAATCAAAGGAAAAACTTTCACCTACGGAAAATGACAAACCAACTTTATGATGATTCAAATTGGAGAGAGGAGTACAAAGCGTACACTTCTAGTAAGTTGCAGCTTGAAGTGCTTGAAAATGGGCCAAGAAGTCTTGGTCAATCGTGGATGTTAGGTGCATTGTATAATCAATGGAAAAAGATGAAGGGGTATGATAAATTGGATCCAAAGGATAATGAGGGTCAATTGCAATCATCATTTAAGGAATGGGAGTCCAGTATAAAAAGTGGCACTAAGGGTGGTTAATTCCTCCTTTATGCGGTTATAACATAATCATAAATAAAAAACATTTACATTATGGCTTTTGAACTTAAAATGACTGAACAGCAAGCAATTGATGGATTAAAAAGCACATACGGTACAGAACTCACTGCAGCAGACATTCGTGCTTTTTGTGCAATGAATGATATTGGTTATCAAACAATTACTAAGAAAATACAGAAATATAAAGTATCAAAAGGTAAGTGGAACTTAGAAGTTACTACAGAAATAGTTGAAAATATTGAAAAATCATTTAATGCTCCATCGGTTCTTCCTACAATAAAACAAAATCTTATTCCAGAGAAAGATGATACCTTTGTTAAGTTTGGATCTTTTACTGATGTTAGGAAGATAATTCAATCGAAGATTTTTTATCCAACATTCATTACTGGATTGTCTGGTAATGGTAAAACTTTTTCTGTTGAGCAGGCATGTGCTCAACTTGGAAGAGAACTTATTCGTGTAAACATTACTATTGAAACTGATGAAGATGATCTCATTGGTGGCTTCCGCCTTGTTGACGGTGCCACAGTCTGGCACGACGGACCAGTTATTCAAGCTCTCAACAGAGGAGCTATCTTGCTCCTTGACGAAATCGACCTTGCCAGTAACAAAATCCTCTGTCTCCAATCCATCCTTGAGGGTAAAGGAGTTTTCCTTAAAAAAATTGGAAAGTTCATCCAACCAAAGGCGGGTTTCAACGTCATCGCAACTGCAAACACTAAAGGTAAAGGTTCAGATGATGGACGATTTATTGGAACTAACGTGCTTAATGAAGCCTTCCTTGAACGATTCCCTGTAACATTCGAACAGGATTATCCAGCACCATCATTAGAAACTAAAATTCTGACTAATGTTTCTGATAGTGTTGGTGTAGAGGATGCAGATTTCTGTAAGAGACTTGTAGATTGGGCAGACATTATTCGTAAGACTTTCTATGATGGTGGGGTTGATGAGGTTATTAGTACACGTCGTCTAGTTCACATTCTACGTGCTTATGCTATCTTTGGTAAAAAAGAGAAAGCAATTGAGGTATGTGTAAATCGGTTTGATGATGAGACTAAGCAATCCTTTTTGGAATTGTATGATAAGGTTGATGCAGACTTTAATTTAAATACGGAGGAAAAATAATGAATCTATGGAAAAATTACAAAGAAGTTCTCTTTGATACTTTTCCAGATACTATAAGAAATTATGAGTGGGCTAATTGGGAAGGTAAAGGTACTAATCTTATTGCCAATCTTTATACACATCCACATTTTATTAAATCACGAGAGGTAGAAATCTGGAATGAAAAATCTTGTATTTACAACAACATCATCTATCCTAAGACTGGAAGTAACCTTCCCTGTTTTGGTATGGATCTTATGGGATTTAGCGACAAGAAAGTCATTATAGTATTTGACTTTCAGCATCCTGTAGAAAATTATTTGTTTTCAGTAGAAGGATTGCCAAAAGGAAAAGGTGACTATCGATTCTTTGAACCTGGTAATCATTTCTCTGAGAACATATACATTCAGTATTGTACGATGTCAGAGGTTGATGAGCATTTAGAAATGTTTACTACTTACTTGACTAAGTACAAAAATATGTTAGAATATGAAAAACCTACTGGATATGCTATTTCTGAGTATAAGGATTTTGATGCTTACATGACTAAACTTGATCCTGTAGGAGGATATCTTACTGGTAAGTTTGGGAAAGAAAGGGCAGAGAGTCTTGTAAATGACTTTTTATTCTGTTATGGTTAATTCTTGGAGTTTACTTTACGACGTTATGTACGGACCTGAAGATGAAGCAAAATTAGTTGAAACAAACAAGGAAAAATTTCCTGCAACTGATAACACAACTGGTATTTTTGAATATCCAGAAGAAGGTGTAGAAATACATCCAGGTATTAAAGTTTCGTATAATCCTCCTGATTTTACTACTCTTCCTTCTACAGGAACTATTGATTTAGGATCTGGTTGTAACTCAAACCTACATATACAGGCAACTTCACCTTACAATGATGGGTGGACGCAACAAGCGACTAAGGAGGAATTAGAAACTATGTCGGACAGCAGGTACAAGTATCATGAAAAGGAGATACTCAAAGATGTTGAAGAGTATGTATCACGTACTTACAATGGACATTACACAGGTACTAAACATGAGTATCGTAATGTTCAGACAATAGACTTGATGTCATCAAGAGATCTTGCTTCTGATTTCTGTCAAGCTAATATTTTAAAGTATGGGAGTAGGTATGGAAGTAAGGATGGAAGAAATAAAAAGGACTTGATGAAAGTGATCCACTATGCTATGCTACTCTTACATTTTGATGATCATTATGGTAAACCATCCATAACTACTGGAAATATTGATTTCCAAATGCCCTAAATCATGAAACTTAGAAACTACACAATGAAACTATCTGATAACACTTTAACTATTCTAAAGAATTTTGCTGGTATTAACAATTCAATTCTTGTAAAACATGGACGACAACTTCGTACTATTTCTGTTGCTAAGAATATTCTTGCAGAAGCAGAGATTAATGAGGAATTCCCTCGAGAATTTGCTGTTTATGATTTGAATCAATTTTTAAATGGATTAAGTTTACATCAAGATCCTGATCTTGATTTTACTGAGAATTCTTATTTGACAATTCGTGAAGGTAAAAGGAGGGTTAAGTACTTTTATGCTGATCCTAATGTAATTGTTTCACCTCCAGAAAAGAATATCACACTTCCTTCTGAAGATGTTAGTTTTCAACTGGATAGTACTTCTTTAGAGAAACTTTTGAAAGCAGCTACAGTATATCAACTTCCTGATTTTTGTGTAGTTGGTAGTTCTGGTTCAGTGAACTTGGTTGTTCGTGATAAGAAGAATGATACTTCCAATGAATATTCTATTACAGTTGCTGAAACTGATAAGGAATTTACCTTTAATTTTAAAGTAGAGAATATTAAGATTATTCCTGGTGCTTATGATGTGGTAGTTTCATCTAAACTTTTATCGCAGTTTACAAATACCCAACATGATTTAAAATATTATATTGCACTAGAACCTGATTCAACTTTTGAATAATGGATCCTAAAGAATACATGCAACCAGGATGGGATGAAACCCCATCAGGTTGTCACCCATATGTAAAAGGTTCACGTCACAATAAGATTGGTATGTGGATTATGTGTACTTATTATGTCTTAATCATTTTTATGGTT